GCGATGGAGATTCACGACGCCCAACTGGAGGCCGTGACGGTCAAGCAGCTGGAGACGGCGATGAACGATGTAACTGAAACCGTGCGCCTGAAGAAAGCGCGGCCTATTGTGGAGACTGTATGAGCCCGTTTGACTGGAAGAAAGACCCCCGCCCGAGCATCTTCTTGCTGGACCCTGCGTTCAGGGCCAAGGGCGTGGCGGTCAGCACTGACTACAAGCTGTTCGGCATCTACTCCCGAGCCAAGCCCAGCGTCAAGCCGCAACTCAATAAGCACGAGGTGCCTAAGGGGCGGCTGTGAGGCGGGTCAGCGCATCCGTTCCGAACGGTTGTACTGCCCCACGGCGCTAGGCCCTGCAACGCCACCAAGCACTGGCGCGCTTTGCGAAAGCAAGCCGCCAAGCTGTTTAGCCATTTCAGGCCGCGAACGCAAAATAGCGTCTATGAGGGCCTGCCCACCGGAGCTATACGCCGCAGGCACGGCGAACGCAGCCGGGATAGCAACTTGGGGTTGCGAAAACATCCCCAAACCACCACCAACAGAAGCCGCAACACGGCCTAAAGTTGTTGCATTGGTCGGGTCGCCTATCACTTCAACCGCCGCATCGGACACTTCCTGGCCCTTTGCGCGGCCTTTTGCAAAGGCTGTCTTACGGCGCGTCACGTCTTGCTGACGCACCGCAGTAGAGTACTGTTTCGGGGTGAAAACGCCGCTACTTGCGCCGGAGTTTGCCGCAGCCACGTTAATCACAGCCAAATCACCATACGCGCTGTCAATGCGCCGCAGCTTTGATGTCTGCTTTGGATTCTGTGAGTAAAGTTCTTTCTTGAGAACGCCCAATACGTCGTTCAAGGCTTTGCCTACTTCACGCTCGGACGCGCTCCCGCCGTTAAGGTAGTTACTCGCCACCGCACGTAAATCACTTTCAATGCCTTTGTACGCAGGGCCGTCAAGTTTTTGACCTGCAAACTTGCCGAACACGATGTCGTTTAACGTCTCGGTGACTTTTTGTCGTTGATTAGCGTCTAACCCTTTGGCTTTACTTAGCGAGCCAAGAATATCGCTAGTCGTCTTAAAGTCCAAGTCAAAAGACATTTTCGACAGCACATCGTCGTATTGCGCGCCTACCTGATCAGATGCGTATGCAACCGCGTCGCGGCCGATAACGTCAGCAGGTAGTTTGTCATCGACTTTTTTGAGCGCCTTGTTGATGACGCCTTTGTTGAAATCAAACAACACCCGCTGGCGAGCGTTTTCAATACTTGATCCAATTAAGGGCAAGTTTTGCGCAAACTCTTCAATCGTTTTGAACTGGCCACCCAACGTCTGCCCGGTGGTAGGCCGGATACCCAGTTCGCGCATCGTAGATTCGGCTTTAGAGACCAAAGGGTTCAGCACACGCCCAGCGCCGCCGACCACCTTTTCACCGATAGGCCCTGCAACCGCACCTTGGACAACTTGCTCGGTCTTTTGACCGCCAAAAGTACCTTCGCCCGTAGCGGGCTGCATCGCACCACCAACAGCACCTGCAACCGCAGCCTGCCCTACCGGAGCCAAGCCCCTAGCACGCGCCAACTGCGCTGCCCTAGCTGCGGGGGTTATGCTCGCCGGGTTGATGACGTTGCCCGCCAAACGCGCAAAATCGAAGCCGGACCCACCCTGCGCTTGACGCTGCGCTTGGTATGCCTGCTCTTCTGCCCGCGCCATCTCATCGACACGTTGGGCTTCGCCGGTGAAAAACTGGCTGACAGGGTTTGGGGCCATGCCGCCCAAACTGGTTACGCCCGCCAATGCGCGCGGCAAGAGTTGAGCGCCACCCGTGATAGGGTCTTTGAGGCCCATCAAGAAACCCGACGATGGGGGCGCAGCCGCAGGCTCTCCTGAGATCGCTTGCGCTATTTGCGCGTCCGACATGTCATCAGGGAACTCAACAACATCGTTGCCTACTTGGATGTATTTGGGCATGTCAATCTCCAGATATGGCTTCGATTTTGCGTGTCTGCGGGTTGTAACGCCTCGTCGGCGTAGGCGTGGCAGCGGGCGTCATCGGACCGATTGGCAGCGCAGCGCCAGTTTGACCTGCGGCGGCTTGCGCTTGCAAACGAGCCAAGTTCTTCTGCACTTTTTTCTCAGCGCTGGCCAGAATGCGTTTCATCGCCGCAGGCTCAAGACGCTGGTCGCCTGCAACGACTTTTTGCAGATACTTCAGTTCTTCGTTTGAGTCGTTGCCGCCGAATTGTTGCAATCGGGGGATAACGATCTCGCCAATGTTGGCCATAAACACTTCGGTGTTCTCGACTTTTTTAGGGTCGCCGATACCGACGAACTTGGCCACGAATTGCTTTTCAGGTCCGTACGCGCCGCCGTAGATGCCTTGGTCTAGCAAATTAAGCGCGTCTGTAAACGCTGTGCCTAAAGCGTATTGCTGCTCCACGTTGGCTACGTTTGTACCGACTATTTCGCCAGCTTTCCTAGCCGCCGCGCCTGTATCGACGGTGATGCCGCCAATGGTGACGTTGCCAGTGCCTTTTGCAACACCCTTGGCTTTGCCGCTGACATACTCCAGCATACGCTTCTGGAAAGGCTCTGTGCCAGGGGTCAGCCCAGCGTCGATAAGCTCTTGTGCAAAACCAGAATACTTCTGCGCGTCCGGGCCTTTGTAGATTTCGCGGCCTGACACCGGGTCAACAAGGGCGTTGCCCACCACGACAGGCTTAGGGGCCTTCTCTTGCTGCGCTGCTGCCGCCTGCGCCAATGACGCCTGCGCAGCAGCCGTGCGCTGGCCGATCAGGGCACCGCTTTCTTGCAGCTTGCGGTACTCACCTTGCAGCATCATCGCGCCTTCAGTGTCGCCCGCTTGCGACAGCGCAGTAATGGCCTGCTGGATCGAGGCGGGGTCGCCAGGGTTGAGCTGACGTGCGATCTGCTGGCGCATCGTGACGCGCTGCAACTCAGGGTCTTGGCCACCAAGAGCGCCGCCGATAGCGCCGCCCAGCATGTTGGCTCCGCGGCCAATGGCGAAGTTCGCTTGCTGGAACGGGTCGAGCTGCGCAAAGCGCAACGCCTGAGCGTCAGCCCGGTCTTGCTGCTGCTGTTGGTACATCTGCGGCGTAACGCCGAACAAGGATTGAACAATCTCTGCCATGTCTTACTCCTTAGATGAACGCGCCGATGTCTTGGTTGCCGTACGCTAGACCGGTACCAAAACCAGAGCCGCCAAGGGCTGTCTGTGAAAACGCGGCTTGCAAACCGCTGCCGGTCACATTTCGCAGGGCAGGGTTCTGGCTCAAGCCCGTCAGCGCCGTGGCGAACGGGTTGTAGGCGTTGGCCGCGAACTGGCTTTGCGCCGCGCCCATACCACCTTGCAAGAGTGCCTGACCACCTGCGGGATTGGCTATACGCCCACCCAAAGCCGAACCAAGGTTTAACGGGTCTTGGCCAAGGGCTTCCAGACCAGTTGCACCTTGCAGGTACGCTTGATACGGGCCCAAGGCCGCAGTCTGACCGCCGTAGCCTTGCGTGAGCAGGTTGCCACCAGTGCCGAACAGACCCGCACCGAAAGATGTGCGGCCTTGCTCCATAGCTTGCTGACGGCCAAGCAAGTCCGCACCGAAGCCGAAACGACCTTGCTCCAGGGCTTGCTGCTGCGCTGTGAACGCTGATCCCAGACCCAAGCGCTGCGCTTCTTGCGCCTGCTGTTGCGACAACAGCCCCGCGCCGAAGCCGATTTGACCTTGGCCGAGCGCTTGCTGCTGTGCGGTAAGCTCTGCACCCAGACCCACACGCGCTGCTTCTGCTGCCTGTTGCCGTGCGAGCAAGTCGGCACCAAAGCCGAGTTGGCTCTGCCCCAGCGCTTGACCTTGGCCCAACAGCCCCGCGCCAAACGCCGTTTGCTGCTGCCCGGCTTGTTGCGCCTGCGCTGCCAAACCAGCGTCTTGCTGGGCCAAAGCGTTGTAGTACGCCTCCAGTTCAGGGCTGGCAGCACCAAGCCCCGCAGCACCGCTTGGGCGCTCGCCTGTGGCCCCGACGGACAGACCGCCACGGCCAGTCTGGAACAATTGGTTCTGAAGCTGCGCAAACTGACGCTCTCGGCTTGGAGCCAAGAGGTTTTGCTGCTGCGACATGAACTGCTGCGCGGCCTCTTGAGGTGACTGCGCCACGTACTGCTGACCGAGGGATGTGAGCGCCTGAGCGCCTGCCGACGGGCCAAGCTGTTGGCGGGCGATGTCAACCAACTGCTGATCTTGCCCCTGACGAAGAAACTCAGCGCCCCTTGTGCCGATGTCCGTTGGGACTGCGCCGAACTGTTGGCGAGCGATGTCAACCAACTGTTGATCTTGACCTTGCCCGAGCAATCGCTGGCCGATCTGGCCCACGCCGAAGTCAGGTTGAGCGCCCAAGTACTGGCTTGCAATGCCGCCAAGGCGCTGATCTGCGGGTTGGCCAAGGTACTGCTGACCAAGGCCAAACAGACCCTGCGCCGCGCCTTGCAACGGCGCGAACTGCTGCTGGGCCATCTCGGCTTGCGACAGACCTTGACCTGCCAGACCCAAGAAGCGATCTTGCATACCCCTGAGTTGCGGGTCTAGCGTGTAGCTGGCACCAGTAACTCGGCCATCAGGGCCGTATCTAAAATTAGATCGGCCAAAACGTGTTGTAAGCCCAAGTGGGCGAAAGCGCGCCTCATCTGCTGCTAGACGCGCTGCGTCTGTCTGCGCGTCGGCCTGTGTCTGCGCGGCTTTCTTGGATGACCTGCCGCCGAGCAGACCACCTGCTAAACCAAGAATGGCACCAAATGGCATATCAAACTCCAATCAAAACGTCGTCCACCTTTGACGGGTCTTTCTCGTCGGTGGCGTGAATACAAAACCAAACGCAATCCGTGATCGCCTTGACGCCGTGCGTCAAACCAGCCTTGATCTCAATGCAGGCCGGGGCCTCAATGACTTCTATATCTTCGCCCTTCATCACCGCCACCTTGCCACTGGCAAGAATAGACAGGTGGCTGAACTCATGCGTGTGCTTCAGAATGGCTGTGCCTGCGGGGATAACCGCTTGCTTGGCGTACAGACCATCGCTGAAGTGGTGGGTGATCATGCAGTGCGCTTCCACATCGCCACGGTGATATACGGCTGGAGGTTAGCGTTGGTGGCGCTGGAGCCTGCGGAAGCAACTGTTGTAGCAACCGTAATGCCTGTGGTGGCAGTTTTTACGGAAGTATTGTTGCTGAAACTTTCCGCAGCGCCAGTGTCGGCAAATTCGTTTGCGTTGCCAGAAGCAAGAGCGTGTTCGCGGCCTGAAAGCGTGTGGTTGTGGCCGGGGTCACTTACCGTCGAAGTCGCACTGTGAGTGTGGCTAACCAGAGTAGCGTCCTTGCTACCGCCAGTCTCTTCCAGCGCGTCAAACAAAGCGTCGCTGCCATTCAAGCCGACCATGACGCGGCCAGCACCAAAGGCTACCCAAGTACCAAAGCCAAACAATGTAGCTGGGTTGGTTGTCACACCTGCGTTGATGTAGATGGAGCCCACTGGGTAAATTTGTGCAAGTGCATTGGCGGTAATACTATTGGCGACACTCGCGTTCGTAGCGTTCGTAGCGTTCGTTGCGTTCGTAGCGGTTGTCGCGTTTGTCGCGTTCGTAGCGTTCGTAGCGTTTGTAGCAAAGGCGACGGACTGACCGCCGATGTTGCTTGATGTGATAAACGACCCACCTGACTGCGGATTAGTCGCCGTGGCTGCGTTGCCCGTTGTGTTTTGGTTAAACGTGGGAAATGTGAAGTTGGCCAAGTTGCCAGATGTCGGAGTTCCCAAGGCGGGGGATACCAGCGTTGGGCTGCTGGACAACACTACGTTGCCCGTGCCAGTTGAGGCTGTAACACCAGTACCGCCACGCGCAACGGAGAGCGTTCCGGTTGTCCCCGCCACAATCGGCAGACCCGTCACGTTGGTCATTACACCGCTTGTAGGCGTACCGAGCGCAGGCGTTACCAGCGTGGGGGATGTCAACGTAGGCGACGCTGTATCAGCCTTAGTCGCCACCGCCACGGCGATGTTGTTGAACTCCGTGTTGATCTCGGTGCCTTTGACGATCTTCAGCGGATCGCCAGACGGCAGCGCGTCCTTAGTAGCGAAGTTGGTGCTTTGTACGTAATTTGTCATGTCATCTTCCCATCTTTGGATTGGATTTCAATCCGCTGGATCGACAGCGGCGCGCCGTTGATGTTGGCCTCGTATCCGGTTTGCACGATTTTACCGCTGCCGCTTGCGCTGGTCGATAAGGTCTGCAAGGCCACGCCGTCCGAATACTGCGCAATGCCGTACTCGCCAATGCCATACTCGACGATGCCTTGCGAGGGGATTAGCGTGTTAGCAGACAAGTAGTTGGTGCTGAAGTCAAAGGCCCACTTCATCGTCACAAACTGGTTTGTGCCGCCGATCACCACCACCTTCAAACGCTTCAGGAGCGACGTGATGTTCTGGTTGCCCAAGTCAGCGTGGTTGGTGAAGTATTGCATCCGGTAGGCTTCGGTGTGGTCCTTGTACGTGTCGTACTTGCCGATGTAACCGTTCTTGCCAATCAGCACCTCGCCGTTGCGCCGCGAGAGCAGCGCCGTGGGCTCAATCGAGTTCCAAACCGTGACGCGAAACGAGCCGTCTTGCAACTGCTGACGGGTATCAAAGCAATACACCTCTTTGACCGACGGCAGCGTGATCAGGTAGAACGCCTCGGCCTCTGAGTAGACCGTCTTGATGTTGGCCAGCGGCTCGCCAGCCACGATACCCATGAAGTCGCTGCGGATGTTCTTGGACAGATCGCCCAACGGGGCCGACTTTTCCACAATCGTCCTGGCGAACGACCGGATGCCCGAGTTGGACAAAAACAAGACGTCCTTGCCCGTGCTCTGGATGGAGTCGCGGGCGATGCAGCCAATGCCGCCCACCGTGTCTTGCAGTGTGATTGAGCCAGGCGTGGTGGCGTTTGCGTAAACCAGAATCTGACGCTGCCCGAAGATGATCAGGAAGTTGTTGTGCGCGGCCAAACCCGTGATGTTATCCGCGCCGTTGGGCCACACTTGGTTGATATTAAGCGACCCGGCTGACCCGCCCGAATACTTGTAGCCAAGCAGCAGGTCAGAGAAGAACACCGTTACGTTGTCGGTGGCGGTGTCTGCAACCCACAGTCGGCCATATGCGGAGATAACGATGTTGCCCGCAGGCGTGGTCCCGCCGTGGCCGGGGTGCTCGCTTACTCGGCGATAGGTCGTGGTGCTGAAAGCTGGCTCAAAAATCAGCGGGTCGTGGCCCGTCTGGAAGAAGTAAGTGATGCCGTTGAGCGAAGCCACCGACCAGTTGCTGGCCGTGATCGTCGGTGCAGCACCCCCTCCCCCGTAGGTCAGCTCAACCACAGCGTTGGAGCCGTCCAGCTTGAACAGCTTGTTGTTGCCTGCAAACAGCACAGTCAGCGTGCCGTCAGCCTGCACCAACTCATGGATGACGCCCACATCGTTGGCCCCGAGAGCACCAGATGAGGCGTTGACCCGTGCCCAGCCCTTGCGCGAGCCGATTCGGCCGTACTGGTCAATGATGCAGTTCGTTGCGACCAAGGCAAAGCCAGCCGCCAAGTCCAAAGGCGAGTCTTGCGTGTTCAGGCCAAAAAAGCCTGGCGCTGAGATGCTTGCGGTCTGAAGGGCTTGGCTCATATGGCGATGAACTCTTGGTTCTCTGGGTAGCGGGTGCTCTCCAGCGCGATCTGATCGGCCAGCATCCCACGGTAGAGCTGGTACGCCTCGGAGCTGTTAAGGCCACCGTCCTCGCCGCGCTCGACCAACGCCCGAGCGTAGGCGTTTTGCACGACAAGCGCAGCAGGCACCAGCACCACTGTGCTGTCCAAGGCCAAAGGCGCTTGGGGCACAGTCAGCGAGAAGGGGATGGTGTACACGCCATCTGGCCGTGGGAACAGCACCGCCTTGGTGTCGCCGTTGCCGTCCACGCCATCAAAGGCGTAGTAGTTGGGCTTGCCCAAGACGGGGGCCGACAGGTTCTGAAAACGGTTCATCTCCACGAAGGAGATGTTCTGCATCTGAATTAAGTCAGTGACGTTCAGCACATCCATCACTTGGAACTTCTGCCCTGCGCCGGTCAGTGAGTAGACGTAATCAACAGCGTTGGTCGTGACCGTGATGGTCTGCCCCAACACGTTCCAACTGAAAGAGTCCTCGACTTGGCGCTTGGCGTCGTTGACGAACCGCCCGATCAGGGTCGAGTAAGCCGTTTCGTTGCTAGACGACACTTGCGTCTCGCGCAGCCGGACCAGAACGTCATTGATCAGTTGAAGGTAGGTCATTTCTTGTTCCTTGCGGAGATCGCTTTGGCTTTGGCCTTAGCATCCTCTTTGGACGATGCGCCCCAAGCCTTCAGAGACAAGAGTAGCCGGGTGGGCTTACCGTCTTTCATCTCAGGCCCAGGCATATTGCCCATGCGTGCTAAGAAGGAGGCCCTACGAGGGTTGTCGCCCGACTTCACGGGAGCTTTGAGATCACCCCCGGTTGACGCATTATAAGACGCCCGACCCTTGGCATTCAAGCCTCCGGTCTTGGATTGTCCTTCTTTGCGCTGCCAGGCTGGGGTCTTCATTTCTTTTTCGCCGTCTTGGCCGCAGCCTTGAAGGCCGCAGCGGTTGGAGCGCCCTTGGCGCCGGGCTTGCGCATCTTCTCGCCAGAACCCGCTTTTATGCGCTCTTTCTTGGCTGCGATGTTGGCGTAGAGGCCGGGTTTCATCGCTTGTTGGCTTTGTTGGTTGCCGTGCGAGCGCCGCCAACAGGCATGGACTTGACGGGCTTGCCCGACTTCATCGACTGCTCTTTGGCTTCTTTTTTGCCCTTGGGTGTGTAGGCAAACTTCTTTGTTCCGACCATTGGCATGATGTGCTCCTTAGATGG